GGAGAGAGGTAGTGATATGGGGAAAAATACAGTATATTTTAGTCATGATGCAAATGCTTTATCAGATATAAAAATTGCAGCGATGAGATGTGACTATGGTGTAGAACGGATATGGATTATTTTGGATAATTATTGAAATATTAAGAAATACAGAATCATATAAATTACCTCTTGAAAAAAATACATATAGATCTATAAAAATACAATCTAATACAAATATAAATATTGAAGAATATATAAGAGATTGCATTAATGAATATAAGGAAACAGAAAATGGAAATGGATTGTTTAATACAGATGGAAAATATTTTTGGTCTGAAAGTTTATTAAAAAGAATGACAAAAATGGAAGAAGTAAGTGCAAAAAGAAAAAAAGCTGGACAAAGAGGAGCACAAGGTAGATGGGGAAAAACAGAAGTAAATAATTCAAAAAAGATAGCAAAAAATAACAAATGTATAACAAATGCTATAACATATTATGGCAAATGCTATAAAAATTATGGCAAAAGTATAGCAAAAAATAGCAAAATAAAATCTAAATCTAAAATAAAAATTAAAATAAAAGATATAAAATCTATCTATCCATCTAATCATAAACCGGAAAAAGAAAATAAAACTTTAACTAATATGATGGATGAGACAGAAAAGATGGAATTTGAACGACTTATTAACAATTGTGAAATGTACATTTTTTCTCCAGGACTTGCAATTGAACTAACGGAAATTTTGAAAGAAATGTATATGCATCCAGATACACGAGAAAGAATACAGGAAATAAATTCAAAAAAATTAAGTTATGCATTAAAGAATTTTGCTATTGCCAATACTAGATCACAAATTAAAATACCAAAAGCGTATTTTAAGAAATGTATTTTATCAGCGCTAGATCAAACTGAGTTAAGTACACAATATGATACAGATACTATATATGAAATGGGGGACTACTGAAATGGCATTTATTAGAGAAGATGAACTTATATCAAGAAAGTTGAAAATATGTGAAAATTGCGAATGGTGTGTTCCGACCTTAAGTTGTGAATTTCCACATTGTTTATTGACAGGAAAGCAAATGGGATTATTCGAAACTTGTCAGCACTATAAAGACAGAACAGGAATGCACATAAATATGTAGGAGGTATTATGGTTTATATATTAATTTTTATAATAGGATTTGTGATAGGTTGTATGGCATATTCTGATGCAATATTTATAGAACTAAGAAAATGTCAAACAGTTCAAGAACTTATAGAAACACTTGTGAAACTGAAATTGATTAACAGTAAACATAATACAAAACAATAACAATATTCACATTAGTGATTTTTAGAAACAAACACAACCTATAAAAAAGATACAAAGGAAGGATAGGGAAAATTATGATAATTGAAAATATGCAACAAACAATAGATTTATTAAATAATATTAAAGATTTTTTCTATAACATAGAAGAAATAGAAAAGAAATTAATCACTGAATTACACAATAAAGAAGGGGAAAGAGATGACCTTTTACATGAAATAGAACTAAGTGATTTAAATATTGGAGAAAGAGCAAGTACATATAAAAAGTTAAAAAAGGTATTGCAAGAAAGAAGAATTATAAAAGATAAAATAGAATTAATAAATACAATTAAACCTTATACAAGTAAATTCATAACAAAAGGCATTTGTGCAGAAACAGATGCAACAATAAAAAATATTGAAACATTAAAAAGTAATCAAGAAAATAGACAATATACACCAAGAGTAATAAAGGACTTAAAGTGTGCAAAGAAAAAGAAGGAGGAATAATTGTGAAAGTTTTAAAGGTATTGTGGGTTGGAAATTTTGGAAAAAATGTACTTGGAATAATAAAAACGCAAGATGTAGTTACAGAGAAAGTAAAATTTTATATTGGAATAGGTAAGGGAATATCAGAACAAGAAGATATAGCATTAATTTTAGCAGGTGGACAAAAATATACTGAAGATCAATTTAAAAATATTTTTAAAGAACTTTTAGGAGAATAAATATGCAAGAACATTGGAGCATTGAACAATATAGGGAATATCAAAAAAAAGGAAAACGAAGTAAATATGGTGCAGTAAAAACATCTGTAGATGGACAAACATTTGATAGCAAAAAAGAAGCGGATTACTATTGCAATTTAAAGTTAAGGCTGCAATGCGGAGACATCAGAGGTTTTTGTTTGCAGCCTGTGTTTGTACTAGCACCAGGACTAAAATATAAAGCTGATTTTATAGTGTTTCACAATGATGGAACATCAGAGATAATTGATACAAAAGGTTTTAAAACTAAAGAATATATTACTAAAAAGAAAGTATTTGAAGATAAATACAATTTAAAAATAAAGGAGGAATAGGATTATGAATCCAGTAAATTTTGAAGACATGAATTGCATATTTAAAGCACCAGGTTGTGGAGATTTACCAGCATTAAAAACAGACAAGCATATTGTTTCGTGTTGGGAAATGACAGAAACAGAAAAGGCAGAATTTGCGAAAACTGGGAAAATATATTTATCAGTAATGGGAAATATACAACCACCAGTTAGTTTATATGTAGATAGATCATATATTAGGCAATAGAAGGAGGAAAAAATGGGAACGAAAAATAAATTATCTGACTTAAATAATCACTTATTTGAACAATTAGAAAGACTAAATGATGACGAGTTGACTGGAGAAAGATTACAAGAGGAAAGAGAAAGAGCAAAAACTATGGCAACAATAGCACAAACAATTATAAATAATGGAGAATTAGCATTAAAAGCAGTAAAACATTACGAGGAATACGGAAAAAAGGAAGATATGCCAGATATTTTACAAATAGGAGACGGAAAATGAGACATATATATTCAAAAATAGAAGATGAATTTTTGATAAACAATGTAAGAGGAATAACATTAAAAGAATTGACAGATAGATTTAATAAAAAATTTAATTTAAATATGACAGAATCTTCTATTTCAAATAGAAAAGTAAAATTAGGAATACAAAGCGGAATAGTTGGAGGACAGTTTGTCAAAGGGCAAACTTCCTTCAATAAAGGTAAAAAGTGGAATGAATATATGTCAAAAAAGGGACAAGAAGGTTCAAGAAGAACTATATTCAAAAAAGGAAATGTTCCAGCAAATAGGAGACCGATAGGTAGTGAGAGAATAGATAAGAATGGATATATTTTAATCAAAATACAAGATGGTCATAAAAATAATAATTGGATTAGAAAACATAGATATTTATATGAACAAGCATATGGAAAAATACCAAAAGGACATAAGGTTATATTTGCTGATGGTAATAATAGAAACTTTGATTTGGACAATTTAGTATTAATAACTGATGCTGAAGGACTAATAATGAATAGAAACAAATTATTTAAGAAAGATAAGGATTTAACAAAAGCGGGTGTTACTGTGGCCAAGATATTGGATAAAGTAAATAAAAGAAAAAAGGATATTGAAAATGGAAAAAAACATTGATTATGAGCAACTTTACTATGATGTAATATATGAAAATAGAAAACTAAAAAATAGAATAACAGAATTAGAAAATGAAATTCAAGATTTAAATATCTGCAGAACAAAAAGAAATATTGATTTGCAAAAATACATATTAGTGCAAATGGAAAGGAGAAAAGATGGGAAAGCCAGTACAAAGAAAAAGATATAAAAATAGGACAACTGTAACTTGTGAAAATTGTATAAATTGTATGTATGCGGAACATGGAGATATGTATTGCGATGAACATGATAATTTTGCTTATGTTTATGATGAATTTTGTCCAACTGAAGATTATATGTGGTGCAAAGGAAAAAAATTTATTGAAAGGTAGTGTTATTTATGAAAACAAAAATTTATGATAAAGAAATATACAAAAAATCAGAGAGAATGAAAAGCATATTTATTATTTTATTTATATTCTTATTTAGTTTTCTTATAGGATATTTCATTTGTAGATTTGAAATGCAAAAAGTTATAAATGAAAAAGAATTGTTAATTAGAAATCAAGCAGTAGAATTAGATAGTTTAAGAGAAACAATATATATGTATAACATATATGGAAAGTAGGTGTTACAAATGATTATGTTTATGGCAGGATTATTAATAGGAGCAATTATTGGTGTTGTAATTATGTGTTTATTACAAGTAGCAAGAGATGATGAAGAATGAAATTACATATATACAGGAAAAAGAATAAAAAGTCAAAATGTGAAAAAACAAGAATAGTAATATCTTTTAAAAGCAAAAATCAAATTCCATTGTTAATGGTAGTTAGAGAGTATTATGACAAAAGAACAAATGAAATTGTTTTTGCAGAAATATTGTTTGAAATTGAATAAGGAGGGAATTATGGCAAGTTTTAATAATATAAAGATAGGTCCAGAATTAAGACCGTGTTGTATAAATGGAAAAAGAGCATTGTTTCATTTTTGGATAAAGAAAAAGGATATAGTGATGCAATCTGAATATGTTGTTGGACTAGTTGAATTTATAAATGGAACAGTAGAGGAAATAGGAGCAGAAAGAATACAATTTTGTGATAATAAATTAGAGGAATATTGTTTTGGAAAGGAGGAAAAATAATGCCAACAGAAAGTAATGAAGTAAATTTAGGAAAATTATTATATAAAAACCAAGAAGGCATTATAAAAGAACTATGTAGTTATGAATGTAAAGAAGAAAATAATGATGATGCTGTAAATGCAATGGAATATGCAATTAAAGGAATGACAGATAGCGAAATATCTATGTCACTTGATATTTCAAAAGAAAGTACAAGAAGAATATTAAAAATATATGGATTAGAAAGAATTACAAGAAAAAGATTTAAAAAACTATTGATGGGGTGTGGCTTACAAAGAAATGATGCTGAAGTAATTGCGAAACAATTTTGCTATGAGCAAATACCATATACACCATTAGGTGTTCAACAAGTAATTGAAACAATTATAAATGGAATTGAAGAGGAGAAATAATTCTATGAAATGTCCAGAAAGATACAATATTATGCAACATAATATTAGAAAACCAATATTTGATGAAGATAACATAGTGCGAGGAGAATACCACTTATTAGTAGAAACACAACAATTTGAAAATTGCTACAAAGAGAAATGTGCTGCATGGGACAAAGAAAAAAATATGTGTAAAAAAATAGGAGGATGACTTATGATGAATGATAAAGAATTTATGAAAACTAATTGCAATAGATGTTTAAATAAATATAATGAAAATGACATATGCAATATAGTTCAAAAAATAAATGGTACATATGGATGCCCAAATGAGGAATGCATTAACATAAATGATTATATTAGAAATGAAGATGGGGATATAGGAATTGTAAAAAAAATACTATTACCAGATGAGAAAATGGAATCAACATATTTTGTTTGTGATACTACAATGGCCAGTGCATATTTAGAAGAAATAAAAAAGCATAGTACAGACATACTTGATTTAATAGAACCAGGAGATGTGTTAGAAATTGAAGAAGATGGTGATATTTTTTATATAGGTATTAAGAAAGATACAACTACATTTAGTTATTCCGATATAAAGGAAAGTATAAAGAATAAAGAAGTTAGATTATTGAGAATATTAACACACGAGCAATTTGAAGAAAATAGTTTTGAGGTGGTGTAATATGAGCATAGAAAGAGACTGTAAAAAAATACATAAAAAAATCAGAAAGTTTTATGAAAAGTATAAGGACAAAAGGAATATTTGCTTAAATTTAAAATGTGATAAAGAAAATAATTCTTATAATATATGCTTATATGTTAATCCAAAAATAGAAGAACTTGATGTAATGAAAGAAAATATAAAAATTGAAAGGAAAAAAATATGCGAGAAGAAAATGAAATGACTGAAGTTAATGTGTATATTGCCAAGATATATTCCATAACAAAACCAGAAAAAGCAAAAGAAATCGTTGAAAATGCAAAGAAAAAATCTAAAACATCAGGATTATCTTATAAGGAAGTATTATCAGATGAATTTATAAACTTACTGGATGGTCCGGAGAAAGAAGATAATAAAAACATTATGGAAATAAATTTCAATGGAAAAATAGAAGATATAAGTATGATGCTATTAAGTGCAGAAAGATATGCACTAGGAAGACAGACATATATAGTTCAATGGACCTGTGAAGTGATTGGAGGAAATACACATTTACTTACAACAAAAGATTTAAAAGTAATGATTAGAGATATTGAACAATGCAATAATTATGGTTGGGATTGCGATGAAAAAGAATGGACTGAATTATTAAATATATTGAAATTGATTTTATTAAAGAGGGAGGCAAAAGAAAATGAACGAAAAGATAAGTAATACAATAGCATTACACCAAATGTCAATAAACGAATTAAATGAAATAAAACATAGAATAAAAACAACGGCAACAGATGATATTAGATTTAGGGTAGAAACAAAACATTGGTATGGATATTCAGAGCCATTTCTTGCTAAAAGTAAAGATAAATTAGAAATATCTGTATATACAATGAATTTAATATTAGATGAAGTAATAAGTAAGGAAAAAGAAAGAATTAATAAATTAATAGACATGGAAATAGAAAATAGAAAGGGGAAAAGTAAAAATGATAGAAAAAGTTAATCCAATGCATCCAGATAAAATAGCGGATAGAATAGCAGGAGCAATAGTAGATTTGGCTTATCAAAAAGAAGAAAATCCTAAAATAGCTGTAGAAGTGTTAATAGGACATGAACATTGCATTATAATAACAGAAACTAATGTAAAAGTATCTTTTGAAGAAGTTGAAGATGCTGTACATAGAATAGCAGGAAAAAATGTATATGTGCACATACTACCAAATAAACAAGATGAAGAACTTGCTAAAAATCAAGAAGAAAAAATAAGATGTGGAGATAATGGAATATTTAAAGGAATGCCACTGACGGAAGAACAACAGCAAATAAGCTATTTAGCACATCAAATTTATAATAAATATAATAGTGATGGTAAATATATATTGGATATGGCAAAAAATAAAGTAATTATATGTCAAAGTAATGCACAAACAGAAGATTTAAAAAATATTTATCCAACTGCAGTAATAAATCCATTAGGAGAATGGACAGGTGGAATAAATGTAGATACAGGAGCTACCAACAGAAAATTAGGTAGTGATATGGGAGATGCTGTAACAGGAGGAGGTCTACATGGCAAAGATTTATCAAAAGCAGATGTATCAATAAATATATATGCATTCTTAAAGGCACAAAAAACAAACAAACCAGTAGAATTATGTTGTGCTATTGGTGATGAATTTGTAGATGGAAAGCCATACTCGGAAATAGTTGAAATAGCAAGAAAATACATAAATAATATAGGTGGATTTGAAAAATTTGCAGAATGGGGCTTATTTTAGAAAATTAACGGAGGTAAATAAAATGCCAAAGAAAAAAGAAGATGTGACAAAATCAAACGAAATTCCTGAAAAAATTGACAGCAATGAAAAACAGGAAATAACTAAACAAAAATTAGGTTGGGTACAAATTTTATTATTACTTGGTAAACCTGTATGGGATGCACAAACAAAAAAGTGGAGAGTATTAAATGGATATCAATCTGTATTAGGCAGCCAACAAAATCAGATGTTTTTTGAAGTGACTTTTACAGATACACCATATTGGGAAAATTTTATTGAAAAAGAATTATATATAGCTATTCCTAAAGAACAGGAGGATAAAACTGAAAATGAAAATAAAGGAAACAATGAAAAAAGCAAACGAACTAAAACAAAAGATGAAGAATAAACAATATATTCAAGTAAGAAAAGATAATACAGATAGTTATGGATATATTGCTGCAATAGATACATTAGTAAAAAGTTGAAAATGTATCAAAGATAAAATAGGAAATATTGTAATACATATCAAAAATTATAGAATTATCATTTACTAAAGTACATAGCATACAATTTGCCTAGAAAGAGAGGTTTTTGTATGAGTAAAATAGAGATAAATGAAAGGGAAAATGAATTATTAAATTTAATAGAAAAGCTAGTTGCTGAAGGTGTAGCAAAAGGAGTAAGACAGGGCATAGAACAATATAAAAATGAAGAAAAACTAAAAGAAAAAATTACATATGATATAAAAATTAAAAATACTAGACTATTATTAAAAAATTATAGAAGATTTGAAAAAGCTTGTATTCAAGCGGTTGTTACAGAAAAGGATCTAGAAAGTGCAACTGTAGATGAAATATTAGATAAATTATATTGTACTACTTATGATGAAGTTACAGTGGTACAATCTATTCTAACATCAAAGAAAAGAACAGAAATTATAATGACACATATAAAAAAAATTATAAATTTTTATATTTTTGATGCAGATAGCAGTAAAAATGACGAGAAAAGCAGACGAGCACACATTTTGGAGGACTTATATATAAAGGGTAAAAAACAACCTTCTATGTCAGTTTTGGCAAACAGATATCATATAAGCGAGAGGCAAGTACATAGAGATAAAAATATTGCTATTGAAGAGATTGCAGTTTTTATGTTTGGTATAGATGGAATAAGAAAAATGCAATAAATTATGTCAAAAATATGTCATTGACATGTCAGAGTCAATGTTTTATAATAGTAACATCAAAAAATATGCAAAAAATAAATCCCCTTTTATTTTTTGAAATAAATTAGTAAAAAAGAACTTGTGAAATTAGTGTTTTACAGGTTCTTTTTTGATGCAAAAGAAGAAGGTATTATATATGAAATATGATATATGTATGAAGAGAGAATGTAAAAATTGCTTAAAGCAATTAGAATGTTTTAAGAAAGAAGGAAAGAAAGATGGAATTGAAAAAACAAAAAATAGGGGATTTGAAAATAGCAACATACAATCCCAGAAAAGAACTAAACGAAAAAGACAAAGAATACAAAAAAATAAAAAATAGCATTATAGAATTTGGATATGTTGCACCAATTATTATTAATGCAGACAAAACAGTAATAAGTGGACATCAAAGGATTAAAGTTCTAAAAGACTTAGGATATGAAGAAATAGATTGTATAGTAGTTAACTTTGATAAAAACAAAGAAAAATTACTAAATATAGCACTTAATAAAATATCTGGAGAATGGGATTATCAAAAACTAGAAAGCATATTTAATGAGTTAGATGAAAATAATATTGATTTATTAATTACAGGTTTTGATGAAAAAGAAATTAATAAGCTAATGAAAGAAACAGAAGAAACAATGAACGAAAATACAGAAATAGATTTAGATGATTTCAATGATGACAAATTCCAATGTAAATGTCCAAAATGTGGTTTTGTATTTGATATGAATGAGCAAACAGGAAGTGAAATGATATGAAAGAATATAATTGGTATTTAAAAGATATAAATAATATACCAAAGAATAATTATAAAGTCTTTTCATGTTTTTCTTGTGGTGGTGGTTCGACAATGGGATATAAGTTAGCAGGATATGAAGTTATTGGAAATTGTGAAATTGATAAAAAGATTAATGAAATTTATGTTAAAAATAATCATCCAAAATATAATTATTGTATGGGAATTCAAGAAATGAACAAGTTAAAAGAATTTCCAAAAGAATTATATAATTTAGATATTTTAGATGGAAGTCCTCCTTGTAGTACATTTTCATTATGTGGAGAAAGAGAAAAAAACTGGGGGAAAAATAAAAAATTTAGAGAAGGTCAAACAAGTCAAGTATTAGATGACTTGTTTTTTGAATTTATAGATTTAGCAAATATATTAAAACCAAAGATAATTGTTGCGGAAAATGTAAAAGGATTAATGCAAGGTAATGCAAAAGGATATGTAAATTTGATAATAAAAAAATTAAATGAAATTGGATACAGTACACAATTATTTTTATTAAATGCAGCAAGAATGGGAGTACCTCAAAGAAGGGAAAGATTATTTTTTATTGCAATTAATAAAAATATTAATATTTCAAAGATAAAACTAGAATTCAATGAAACACCAATAAAATATGAAGAAATAAAAGATATTAATTATAAACCATTGAATAAAGACACATTAACCTATGAAAGATGGAAAAAAAGAATAGCAAGAGATGTAAAACTTAGTGACACAATAAAAAGAACAGAAAAAGGAAAAATAAGTTGTTTTAATACACAATATTTAAAAGATGATAGAACACCAGCAACAATAGCAGCAGGAGGAAGCCCACCATTACGATATGATGTACCTGGATATGCAAGTGATAAAGATATAATAACAATACAAACATTTCCGCAAGACTATAATTTTATGGGAATGAATGTACAATATGTGTGTGGTATGAGTGTACCACCAATTATGATGAGAAAAATCGCACAACAAATTCAAACACAATTATTAGATAGAATACAAAGAGGTGATAAAGATGAATATACAAATAATAGATATTAATAAATTAATACCAGCTACTTATAATCCAAGAAAAGATTTGAAACCAGATGATGCAGAATATATAAAAATAAAAAATAGTATAGTAAAATTTGGGTTCGTAAGTCCATTAGTAATAAACAAAGATATGACTGTAATTGGTGGTCATCAAAGATTAAAAGTTTTAAAAGATTTAGGAATAACGGAAGTAGAGTGTATTGTAGTAGATTTAGATAAAACTAATGAAAAAGCATTGAATATTGCTTTAAATAAAATACAAGGTGACTGGGATGAAGAAAGACTGGAAGCATTATTACAAGAATTGAAATTAGAAGAATTTGATATTAATTTAACTGGTTTTGATTTTGATGAAGTAGATGAAATGCTAAAAGATATAAGTGGAAGTAAAGAAGATGACTTTGATATAGATTCTGCATATGAAGAAATAGAAGAACCAATTACGAAACCAGGAGATATTTGGATATTAGGTAATCATCGTTTAATGTGTGGTGATAGTACAATACAAGAAAATATAAAAAAATTAATGAATAATAGAAAATCTGATATGGTATTTACTGATCCACCATATTTAATGAATTTTGAAGGTAATGTTCATGCTGATGGAAGTAAAAGCTTTAACGCAAGATACGGAAAAATAAAGAATGATAACATGAATAGAGAAGATGGAGATAAATTCATATTAAAAATGTTCGAAATTATAAAAAAATATAATAAAGGTGCATATTATGTATGCTTTTATAGACTAGGACTAGATTATATATTTAGAGCATTAGATAAACTAAATAATAGATATAAAGCATTAATTATATGGAATAAAGGAAATCATACATTATCTAATAGCGACTATATGAGCAAATATGAACCAATTATATATGGATGGTTTCAATCTCATTTGTTTTATGGAAATAGAAGTAATTTTGATATATGGGATATAGAAAGAACAAAAAAGAATGAATTACATCCAACAATGAAACCAGTTGATCTAGTAGTTGAAGCAATAAAAAATAGTAGTAAAGTAGAAGATATAATATTGGATTTATTTGGAGGTAGTGGAACAACACTAATTGCTGCAGAACAAATGAATAGAATATGTTATATGATGGAATTAGAACCAAAATATTGTGATGTTATAGTGAAACGATGGGAAAATTTAACTAATAGAGAGGCAATTTTAGAAAAAAGGTAGGTGGGTGATATGATGTGATAGAAGATAGCAACAAAATTTCAAAAATCAAAAAAGATTACAAAGCAGGAAAAACCTACAAACAAATTGCTGAGAAACATAATGTTACTTACAATGAGGTAATTTATCTAATTAGAAAAAATAAATGGATAAGAGAAAGTAATTTAAGCAAAGTAAAAAAAGGAAATCAAAATGCAAAAGGAAATAAAGGTGGTCCAGGAGCAGAAAAAGGAAATACAAGAGCATTAAAAACAGGAGAATATGAAACAATATATGATGATTTATTAACTGAAGAAGAAAAGACAATTATGATGCAGCAAGAATTATATGATAAAAAATATCAAATAATGTCAGAAATAAAAATATTATCCATCAGAGAAAGAAGAATATTAAAAAAAATACAAGACTTGCAAAATGGTAAAGAAATGAGTATTGTGAGAATGTCCAAAAGCTCATCAAATAATGTATCTTACAGGAATAATGGTACATTAACAACAACTGAGGCTGAAAGTACAAACAATATTACACAACGACTTGAAGAAGCACTTACAAGAGTACAAGAGGCAAAAAGAAGATATATAGATAGTTATCATAAAATAGAAAATGATGATAGAAAACTTGAATTAGAATTAATTAGATTAGAAATTGAAGCAGCACGAGACGACAGTTCAAATACAGAAGATATGAAGGATGATAGTTTTATACAAGCATTAAATAATTCAACAGAAGGTGCATGGTATGATTACATTGAAGAATGATAGCAAAAGTTTTGATGAAAGAATTTCTAATCTAAAAAATAAAGTAATGCAAAATGCTATTACTTTAAGAAAAAAGTTGAAAAATGGTACATTATTCAAGTTTAAACCATTTAGTTTAAAACAAAAGAAAATATTAACTTGGTGGACAGATAATAGTCCTGTAAAGGACAAAAATGGAATTATAGCAGATGGAAGTATAAGAGCTGGAAAAACATTATGTATGTCATTATCATTTGTTTTATGGGCGATGACAAAATTTAATGGACAGAATTTTATAATGGCAGGGAAAACAGTACGGAGCATTCAGAAGGAATGTTCTTTTTTGGTTGAAATTAATGTTAAGAGCACAAGGATATAAAATTAAAGATAAACGTGCTGATAACATGTGTGAAATATCAAAAGGAGAAATAATAAACTATTTCTATATTTTTGGTGGTAAAGATGAAAGATCACAAGATTTAGTACAACGGAATTACTGCTGCAGGTGTCTTTTTAGATGAAGTTGCATTGATGCCACAATCATTTGTAAATCAAGCACTTGCTAGATGTTCTGTAAAAGGCTCAAAATATTGGTTTAACTGTAACCCAGAAGGACCAAATCATTGGTTTAAAGTAGAATGGATTGATAAAAAGAAAGAAAAAAATATATTACATTTACATTTTACAATGGATGATAACCCAAGCCTTGACGAAGAAACCAAAGACAGATATAAAAAAATGTTTGTAGGTGTATTTTATCAAAGATTTATATTAGGATTATGGGTACTTGCTGAAGGTATTATATATCCTAATTTTGACAGATTAAAACATTGTGTAAAAAAAGTAGATATTCCAAATAAATTTGATTATTTCTATGTAACATCTGACTATGGAATTACAAATCCTCAGGTGTTTTTATTATGTCGGAATAAAATATATAGAAGGAAAACCACATGTATGGATATTAGATGAATATTACAATAAGGGAACAAAAAAGAATAAAAATGGGCAAGAAGAAAAAATAACTAAAACTGATGATATGTTCCTTAAAGATTATAAAAAATTAATAAAAGACATAGAAGTTAGAAAGGTAATTATAGATCCATCGGCTACTTCATTAATTAATTTATTCAAACAAAATAAAATTGCTGTAAAAGAAGCTGATAATGCTGTAATTGATGGAATTAACTTAGTATTAAACTGGTTAGATGAAGGAAGAATCCATATTGTAGAAGAAAGATGTAAAAATATTATTAGAGAATTTAATTCATACATATGGGATGAAAAAGCACAGGAAAAAGGTGAGGACAAGCCAGTTAAACAAAATGACCACGCATTAGATGCATTAAGATACTTATTGCAAACATTATTCCCTAACAAGAAGAGGGGAGCATACTTTGTAAGATAAAGGAGAGAATTAAAATGATAACAGAAATGGATAGAATAAAAATGATAATATCTGAAGGTGCAAAAAAAGGATTGGTATTATCTAAATTCATTGATACTCAAATAAATGAATTTAAAGAGTCTGATACATTCAAGGAAATGATAGAAGGTAGTAGATATTTTAAGAACGATGGAGATATAAAAAATAAAAAAAGAATATTTATAAACGAAAAAGGACAAGAAGAAATCGCTCCTCATTTAAAAAATTATCAGTTGAAACATCCTATAATTTATAAAATGATAAATCAAAAAGCTGGATACTTATTAAGAAAGAAACCTACAATAAAACAAGTAATAGGAAAAGATGAAATAGAAGATCCAGAATATAAAGAAATTTTAAAAAATATATTTAATAATAAAATGCATAAAAGATTAAAATATACTTTAATAGAAGCGGTAAAAAGAGGTATAGGATGGTGGCAGTTATATATTGATGAAGATGGGGATTTAAAAGTAAGATTAAGATATGCAACAAGAATTATACCGTTATGGCAAGATGAAGAACATGAAGTATTAGATGCAGTAATAATGACTTATGAAGTTGAAGTATATACGAGTGAGTATGAAAAAGAAAAAAGAATTAAAGTAGAATATTGGGATTTAGAAGGTGTTAGATATTATATTTACGATGGTTCTAACTTAATTGAAGATGTTGAAGAAGTAGAAAAAAGAAAAGATTTATTCATTGGAAAAGATACAGAAGGAATAAGTATTTTAGCACATTTTAAATTTGGAGATAAACTACATATTTGGAAGAAGATACCTTTTATATATTTTAAATATAATGCTGATGAAATGCCACTAATACATTTACTAAAAACATTAGTAGATTGTTATGATGAATTATGTTCTAAAACAGGAGATGCAATATATGATGCACCAGATGGTGTTAATAAAGTAAAAAATTATCAAGAAGAAGCAGGAACATTTCAAAGAAATCTTGCAACATATAATACTGTATTTTTAGATTCTGACGGAGAATATGATAGAGAAAATATAGAGCTAAACATAGAAGCATTTAAAAGTTTTATAGAACAATTAAGAAAAGATATATATGAAGGTGGTTCTGGAGTAGATACACAAAGTGAAAAGTTTGGAACACAAGATTCTGGAATAGCATTAAAACAGCTATATGCTGATTTGGATTTAGATTGTAGTAATATAGAAACCGAATTTAAAAGTAGTTTAGAGTATTTTATGTTTTTCTATGATAATTGGATAGAAATGACACAAAGAAAAGATTATACAGAAAAAGAAGTTGAATTTATATTTAATAAAACAATGACAGTAAATGAAAAAGAATTAATAGAAAACTGCAAAAATTCAATTGGAATAATAAGTAATCAATCAATTACTGAACATCATCCTTGGGTTTCTGATTCAGAGGATGAAAAGGAAAAAATGGAGAAAGAGCAAGAAGAAGAGATGAAAAAGCAAGAAAGTGAATACGATAAAATGATAAAAGAATTAAATAACAATAAAGTGATTAATAAAGATGGTGCAAAAGTTGGTGATAAGTAATGAGTAGTAATGCAGAATATTGGATAAAACGATTTGAAGAACTTGAAAAAGCACAACTATTAAACGATGCAAAATATGTTACAGAATTACAGGAAGCATACGAAAGAACATTAAGTTCTGTAAAAAAAGAGATAAATAACTGGTTAGTAAGATTTGCAGTAAATAATCAAATCAGTATGAAAGAAGCTAAAAAGTGGTTAAATACTCAAGAACTTAAAGAACTGAAATGGGATATAGATGAATACATAAAATATGGTAAAGAAAATGGAATAGATCTAGTTTGGAAAAAAGAATTAGAGAATGCAAGTGCAAGAGTTCATATTTCAAGATTAGAAGCATTGCAGGTTCAAATGCAACAACAAATTGAAAAATTATATTATAATGAGCAACAAATTACAAATGATTTTATTATTGAATCATATAAAGATACTTATTATAAAACAGCATATGAATTACAAAGGGGTTCTAATGTTGCATTTAAGTTTGCAGCATTAAATGTTGATGTTATTCAAAAAATTATATCTAGGCCATGGACAAGCGACGAGCAGACCTTCTCAGATAGAATATGGAAAAATAAGAAAGCATTATTAGATACTTTGCAGAAAGATTTAGAAAAATCTTTAAGAGGCGATGCTGATGAAGTAATAGAAAAAATCTCAAAAGATTTTAATGTTGCAAAAGGAAAAGCTGGCAGACTTGTAATGACTGAATCAGCATTTTTTGCAAGTGACTCCAGAAAAAAATGTTTTGAAGAATTATGGGTACAAAAATATATAAATATAGCAACATTAGACTCAAAAACATCTGAAGAATGTAGAGAGATAGATGGAACTATATACGACATGAAAGACTATAAGATAGGTGTTACTGCACCACCTTACCATATTAGATGTAGAACAACAACAGCACCATATTTTAAAGATGAATTTGAGTTTGGAGAAAGAGCTGCAAGAAATACAGATGGAAAAACATATTATATACCAAGCAATATTACATATAATGAATGGTTAGAAAAATATGTTTATTCAGATCCAGCAACTAAAAAAGCATTTGAAACAGAAATAAAAATGAATAAAAACAAATCTTCTGATTATGAGCAATACAATAGATATAAAGATATACTAGGGGATGATGTACCTACAACATTTGATAAATTTCAAGAAATGAAGTATAATAAGATTGATGAATGGAAAAACTTAAAAGCACAATATTCTGATGCATTGGGAATTACAACAGAAGATAGAGCCAAAGTATATATTAATAATGTTAATAAATTGATAAATCAAGGAAAACAAGACAAACATATATTAGGAAGTAACAATTATACAAGTGGAAGAAGTTACTTGACGATATCTAAAGAAAAAGCACAAGAACTTATTAATCAGTATGCAGGAAAAGGAACATTAGAATTTAGTGACAGTGGAAAATGGAATAAAAAAGAAATAATAACAGTAAATGAACAAATTGGAGTTGTAAAAAATAAAAATAAAGAAATAAAAACTAATAGTTTTAAAATACATTATAGCAAAACTGGGACACATATAGTTCCATATAGGAAAGGTGGCAATTAGATGAAAGGTAAAAATCTAGAAGAATTGTTAAATAAAAAAATAAAATTAATTACATTTAATAATGAGTATGAAGGTATAGTTGTTGGTTATGTTCCAGCACAAGATAATGATCCAGAAATTGAAGAAATAAGCATTCAAAATGAAAAAGATAATAGAGTATATTCAGTATTTGAAAATGAAGTTAAAAGTATAGAAATAATATAGAAAAAGTTTATACACATTCAAACTACGTTCAAATATAAGGTGATTTTATTATAAAGGCATATAGTTTTATATGTCTTTTTTGGTGTTTGCAATATAGTGGCAAATTAAATGGATTCTTAAACAACCATAACAAAGTTATAAAAGTAGGTATGTATGTTTACATACTTACTTTTTATATATCACGATTTTGTAAGTTGTTCGACAACAACACCAGGTCGGAGGCGTTGCTCCGTATAAAAACACGAAAGCCTGAATTGAAAGGAGAAAACATGAAAAGGGAAGAACTCAAAGCAATGGGGTTAACAGATGAACAGGTAGAGTCTGTTATGGCCAAAAGTGGTGCAGAGGTTGCTGCACTAAATACTCAGATTACAACCTTAAAATCTGAAAAAGCACAATTGGAGAATGACAAGAAAGTTATTACAAAGGAAAAAGAAGATAAAGAAAAAGCAATTGCAGATTTACAAAAAAATAGTATATCAAAAGATGAATACGACAAAAAGATTAAAGAAATTGAGGATAATGCTAAAAAAGAAAACGAAGAATATGTTTATAATGATTTATTAAATAAAGGTCTAGATGATGCGAAAGTATTAAAAGACGATTTAACAAGAGAAGCCATAATTTCATTAATAAACAAAGATAAGAGTAAAACCAAAATATCTGATGACAAAAAATCATTAGTGGGATTAAAAGAATTAATCGATGGTTATAAAAAACAAGCACCTCATTTCTTTGAAAAAAAGGCATCAGGATATTCACCAGTTAATCCAGAAGGAGATAAGGGTGATAATGATGGAGAAATTAGTATGGGTTCTAATTTTGCAAAACAAGCTAATGAAAGTGATAACCCAAATACAAAAAGTCAATTTTTTAATTAATTTTAGGAGGTAAAAAATTATGTATGTAAAAAAAGAAAGTGTAAATGAAGTTAATTTTTTAGCATCTGCTAAATTTCAAAATTTTACTTATCAAGTAGATGATACGGGAATAAAAGCAGATGAAAATGGAAGAAAAATTGTTAAAGCTGGAACAGTTTATAAAAAAGAAGAAAAAGCTATAGGTTTAGTATTTGCTGATGTAGATGTAACAAATGGTCCTCAACCTGCTGCGATAATGGTAGAAGGATATGTTATAGAATCAAGATTACCAGCAGTCGTTGAAGAATCTGACAAAACAGCAATGTCAGGAATTAAATTTAGATAAAAAATATTATAAAAAATAAAAAAACGAAGGAGTGTGTTTAATATGCCTAAAAGTGTATTAGAATTATTTAATCAAAAAGAAATATTAAATTATTTAAAGGATAGAAAATATCCTGCAATGTTAGGAGAAGAATTATTCCCAGAAGTAAAAAGACAATCATTAGAATTTGATATGTTGACCAATGGAAGTAAAACACCAGTTGTTGCGTCTGTTCATGGATTTGATACAGAATCAGAGATTGGACAAAGAGAAACTGAAAAAATGGCTATTGAATTAGCTTTAATTAAAAGAAAAATGCAATTAAAAGAAAAAGAAATAATTGCTTTAGAATCTCCAAGAAATGAAGCAGAAAAAACATATTTAATGAAAAATGTATATGCTGATATTGATTCTTTAGTAGAAAGTATCAAGGCAAGAATAGAAGTAATGAGAATGGAAGTAGTAGCAACTGGTAAAATTACATTAAAAGAAAACAATTTAGATGCTAGTATTGACTTTGGTGTGCCAAATGAAAACAAAGCAACGAATGTTAATTGGAGTCTTGAAAATGCTAATCCAATTAATGATATGATTACTTGGAAAAATCAATTAGATTCTGTTCCAGGAAGAGTATTAACATCTACAACAGTATTAGCAAAAATATTAGCTAATAAAAATGTTGTTAATGCTATTTTTGGAAAAGATTCTACAAGAATTGCATCAGTTGGAGAATTAAACAATTATTTAGCACAATTAGGATTACCTAAAATATATACATATGATGCAAAATATAGAAAATTAGGAGCAAATGGAAAATATACAAAACATAGATATTTCCCAGAAAATGCATTTGTTATGATGCCAGCAGAACCACTAGGAGAAACTATTTATGGACCAACAGCAGAAGAAATTAGACTTCAAAGAGATCCATCAATAGATATAAGATTGGTAGGAAAAATATTAGCTATGATGTATGAAGAAGGAAAAGATCCTGTTTCTACATGGGAAAAAGCCGTTGCTACAGCATTACCTGCATTAAAATGTGCTGATGAGCTATTCCAAGCAACAATAAATCTAGGGTAAAGACAATAGTTTTTACCCTTAAATTTTTATAAAGAGGTGATATTTAATGAAAAAAGTTAGTCCAAAAAGTGCAGGAGTTAAACTAAATGGAAAATGGTGTTTTAAAGGACAAAGTGAAATTGTTAGTGATGAAGAATATAATGCAAATAAAGAATTTGTAGATGTAATAGAAAATATTAGAGAAAATAATGAAAGAGTAATAGAAATAGTTGTAAAAGATGAAACTATTGATTTAGAGGAATTAAAGAAAGACATCGAAGAATATGTTGAAAATTATAAAAAAGAAGAAATAAAAGCAGATAAAAACTCTAACGAAAATGTAGATAAGACTGATAATACTTCAGATGATCCGGATGAGGAATTAGAAGCATTAAAAGAAAGAGCAGCAAAATTAGGAATAAAAGTAACAAGTAATATGAAAAAAGAAACAATAATCAATAAGATTGAAGAAAAAGAAGCAGAAGAAGATAAAAAACAAAATCTAGGAGGAGAACAAAAAGATGGTACCGACACAAATGACGGGACCAATACTGAAGAAAATCCTGAAGGAGAGTAGGTGATATAATGTCAGTTTTAGAAAAAATAAAAAGTAAGACAAATAAAATTGATGTTGAATCATTAAAAAAAAGAATATTAAAAGAACTGAATATAAAAGAAGATAACAATGATGGTGTATTACAAGTAGAATATTCTTTATTAGATACATTAGTTATAATTTTAGATACTACTCATCAATCAAAAATCCCAGATGGATTATACACAACGTGGATAAGAATGACAAAAGATTATTGGTACCTAAATGGGTATGATAAATTATTTGCAAGTAAATCTGAAGAAGATTCAAAATCAAATGTAAAGGTTAAAAGTGTACAAATCGGTGATACCACTACTACTTTTGTTGATAAAACATCACAAGTAGAAATAAATGGTATTGTTTATAATACAGGTACAGTCAATTATTCAGAGGATGGTTTAATTGAAAAGTATAAAAAAGATTTGTATAGACATAGAAAGATGAGGTGGTAACAATGGATTATATTGCTATGGCAAGAAATGCTATTGAAAGTCACTATGATTCTGTTTGTGATATTATAGAAAGACAATCTGTAATAGAAAATAATATTACAAAGAACAATCAAGAAGTTACTGTCGTGTCTAATAAACCATGTCGAGTTTCTTTTGAAAATATATTTGCAAATACACAGACAGATACTGAATCTGAAAAAAATCAAAAAATAAAATTATTCATAGCACCAGAATTAGTAATTAAACCTGGTAGCAAAATTGTTGTTACAGGAAGAGGTAGAACTACAGTATATAAAAATAGTGGCGAACCTGCTATTTATAACACACATCAAGAAATTATACTTGAATTATGGAAAGGCTGGGCTTAATATGGCAAAGTGGGGAACTTGTGATTTTAGTGAATTAGAAAAGTTGCAGAAACAATTTGAAAGACTATCCAAAACAGATATTGATAGGTTTTGTAAAGAAGTAGCAAGAGAATTAGCTGCAAGGTTACTTTCAAAAGTTATACCAAGAACACCAGTAGGAGAGGGAAGTTTTGAAGTTAAAGAAGGAAAAAGATATACAATAAAAAATGGAGGAACTTTAAGAAGAGGATGGACTGCTAATACTGAATCAGAAGCAGAAAATGGGGCAGTACCAGATGCAACAACTTATGCTAAATCATTAAGAATTGCTAGAATGGGAAACAATTATATTATAATAGTTGAAAATCCTGTTAAATATGCTTCTTATGTCGAATATGGACATAGACAAGAACCAGGAAGATATGTTCCTGCAATAGGAAAGAGATTAAAAGCATCTTGGGTTGAAGGGAAATATATGTTGACTATATCTGAAAAAGAACTAGAATCTCAAATTCCAGCATTACTTGAAAGAAAAATGAAAAGATATATTGAGGAGTGTTTTAATAATGGTTGATAGTGTTATAAACGAAATAGTAATTGGTATTGCTACAAAAATTAATAATATATATGAAAAAAAATATCCTATATATACGGATGCACAACAGCAAGGTGTTAATAAGCCTTGTTTTTTTATCAAGTATTTAAATGGTGAGGAAAATAGAGAAATAGGATTACAAGATAGGTTTTACAAGGATAAAGCAAATTTTGTAATTATAGGCTATACTGAAGATGGAGATACTGAAATTCTAAATAATATGATAGATAATCTATATGATTTAGAATATATTGAACTTACAGATAAAACACTGTTAAGAGCAAAAAAACTGCATCCTAAAATAGAGGATGGTGTTCTGCACTTTTTTATAGACTATGAAATGTTTATAAAAAAAGAAAATGTAGCAACAATAAAAATGGATAATTATGATTTGACTGGGGAGGTAAAAAAAGATGAAAACATCTAAAAAAGTAACCAAAAAGGAAGTAAAAAAAGTAATTGAAGAAAAATACACAAAAGAACAAATTGTTAATTCTAAAACTTTTATTAATAATAGAGATTTATTAAATGCTGTATTAGAAAATAAAAGTTATAGTAAAACAGAAGTAAATGAAATAATTAAAAATTATAAGAAAGGAAAGGTGAACTAATATGGCATTAGGTGGAGGAACTTTTATAAGCCAAAATAAAAAATTACCTGGTTCATATATTAATTTTGCATCTGCACAAAATGCCTCATCTTCAATTGGAGAAAGAGGAATTGCTGCAATGGCAATAGAAATGGATTGGGGAAAAGATGGAGAAATAATCGAAGTCACATCTCAAAATTTTGCAAAAGATTCATTAAAAATATTTGGATATGATTATTCACACGAAAAATTAAAAGGGTTAAGAGATCTATTCAAAAATGTTAAAAAAGCATATTTTTATAGATTAAATACTGGAAATAAAGCAACAACAGACATTGCAACAGCTAAATGTAGTGGTACAAGAGGAAATGATATAAGAATAGTAGTTGCAAAAAATATAGATGATGGTACTAAATATGATGTTGTTACATATTTAGGAACAAAAGAAGTTGATAAGCAAACAATAAAAGAAGTTAGTGAATTAGTGGATAATGATTATGTAACATTTTCTATGGAAACTCTTGAGGTTACAGCAGGTAAATCTTTAGAGGGTGGAACAAATGGAGATATTAGTGGAGAAGCACACCAAAACTTCTTGAACAAGTTAGAGTCATATCAAGTAAATGCAATTGGATGTACTGTTAAAGATGAATCTACATCTAATTTATATGTTCAATATGCAAAAAGATTAAGAGATGAGCAAGGTATAAAATTTCAAGTAGTATTATTTAACAATGCGGCAAATTATGAAGGTGTTGTAAATGTTAAGAATAAAACAGTAGAAGATGAATCAGCACTTGTTTATTGGGTAACAGGAGTAATTGCCGGATGCGAAATAAATAAATCAAATACTAATAAAACATATGATGGAGAATATACAATTAATGCAGATTATACACAAGCACAATTAGAAGCATCTATTGATAATGGAGAATTTGTACTTCATAAAGTTGGAGATGAAATTAGAGTATTAGTGGACATTAATAGTTTAGTTGACACAACAATTGAAAAAGGAGAAGAATTCAAGTCTAATCAAACAATAAGAGTATTAGATCAAATTGCTTCAGATGTAGCTAGTGTATTTAATTCTAAATATCTTGGGAAAATAGCTAATAATGAAGCAGGAAGAACTTCACTTTGGAGTGATATAATTGCATTATTTAAAGATTATCAAACACTTCAAGCTATTGAGAATTTTGAAGATGCTGATATAAGTGTAGAAATAGGAAATGACAAGAAATCAGTAACTATTAATACCAATGTACAAGTAATTAATGCAATGGAAAAATTATATATGACAGTAGTTGTAGAGTAAAAGAGAACAATTAAAAATGTTCTCTTAATTTTTTTATAAGGAGGAAAAAAGATGGGAAATATTACAATGAATGCAAAAGATGCCATCAGTGCAAAATTAGCTGAATGTTTTGTGACTATTGAAAACAGAAGATATTTACTAATGCAAGGTAAAGATTTTGAGGCTAAATTTGAAAAAACTAAAAAGGAACTTAACATATTAGGAAAAACAGGTTCTGGTAATAAGTCAACTGGCTGGAAAGGAACAGGTAAAATTACTATCTATAAAAACACATCTATATTTGATGAGTTGATGGAAAGATACAAAAACACTGGAGAGGATATTTATTTTGATATTCAAGTAACAAATGAAGATCCAACATCTGCAGCAGGAATTTGCACAATGGTATTTATGGGATGTAATGTAGATGGCGGAGTATTAGCAGCTTTTGATGTAGATGGAGACTTCCTAGAACAAGAAATAGACTTTACATTTGAGGATTTTGCTAATCCAACTAAATTTACACAATTAGCAGGTATGCAATAATTATAATAATAAATAAAAAATAGAAAGGAAAGATAAGATATGAGTTTAGAAAGTTTTATGTTGAAAGATGAAGTAAAGGAAGTTGAGTATGTAGCTTCTAATAGATTTAAAAATAAAGATGGAAATGCTGAAAAATGGAAATTAAAAACTATTACTGCAGATGAAAATGATGCGATAAGGAAACAATGTTATAAACAAGTTCAAACAGGAAAAAGAATGAAACAAGAATTTGATACTGTAAAATATTTAGAATTGCTAGCTGATAAATGTGTGGTATATCCAGACCTTCATAATGTTGAGTTACAAAACTTCTATGGGGAAATGGATTCAATAAAATTATTGAAAAAACATTTGTTAAATCCTGGAGAATATGATGACCTTATGGCTGAAATTCAAAGAATAAATGGATATAGTTTAGATGATGCGGTTGAAGAAGCAAAAAACTAATACGAGAAGGTGATAGTGATGCTGTATTTGCACATTATTGCCTTCAAAAACTTCATAGATTTCCGCATGAATTTCTAAATTTAGATTTCAAAGAAAAGGCCTTTGTCATCGCATCAATACAATTACGAGTAGATGATGAAAAAAAAGAGGCTGCAAAAATAAAGAAAAAATAATTATATCTTATTTTTTCTAAAAGGAGGAGAATATGGCTACTATAAGAAGTTCAATAGTGGTTCAAGATATGGCTTCCTCTGTATTCGCAAGGATAAATTCAAATCTAAATAGAACAACAAGAGGCTTTAAAAATTTAAATAATGAAATGTCAGTTGCACCAACTAAATCAATAAATAATGCTGAAAAATTAAATTCTGCAGCTTTACAAACAGAATTAACATATCAAGCAGAATTACAAGTTTTAAAACAAGTAGAAGCGGAAGCAAGAAAAATTATTGCTGCAGAAGGAACACAGACAGCAAGAGCACAAGATATTATAGCAAGTGTAAGAGAACAAAGAAATTTAGTTCAAAGTCTAAAAAGTAATTATGATAATGTTGCAAAAAGTATAAAAAATGGACATGACAATCAAGAACAATTTAATAATAGTATAAATACTGCAAATTCAAGTAGTAACAAACTTTTAAATACTGTGAAAAATATAGTTCTTACTCTTGGTGGTGTAACTGCAGTAAAAGGTTTAGTTAATTTATCAGATACAACGACAAGCAATAGAGCAAGATTAGAATTGATTGTTGATGATAATGGTAGTGTTGCAGACCTTGAAAATAAAATTTTTGCTATGTCTAATAGAACAAAATCGGATTTTATTGCTACATCAAATGTTATATCTAAATTAGGAATATTAGCAGGAGAAAATTTTAAGAATACTGATGAAATAATTGCATTTACTGAATTGATGAATAAAAACTTTGCTATTTCTGGTGCAAGTATACAAGAACAGACGTCAGCAATGTACCAATTAACTCAAGCCATGGCAGCAGGTAAGTTACAAGGTGATGAATTTAGATCTATTATGGAAAATGCACCTTTATTAGCAGATGCCATAGCTAAATACACAGGAAAATCAAAAGGTGAGTTGAAAGAATTATCATCAGAAGGCTTAATTACTGCAAACATAATAAAAAATGCAATGTTTGCTTCTGCAGATCAAATAAATGCTAAATATAGCAAAATGCCAATGACATGGGGACAGATATGGACCAGAATGAAAAATGTTGCGGTTAAGGCTTTAGATCCCGTATTAGTAAAAATAAACGAATTAGCAAATAATCAACAAGTTCAAGAAATGTTCAATATGTTTATAGATGGCGCCAGTTTAGCTGCACAAGCAATATTGGGATTAATAGAAGGTATATCATGGTTAGTTAATATATTAGAACCTGTTGCACCAATTATTTTGGGAATAGTAGGTGCATATGTAGCATTTAATATAATTTCAGGAATAACTAGTGGAATATTATCTATTATGTCATTAGTACAAGGCATTCAAGCAGCAGCAAGTATGATGCAAGCTGGAGCAACTCTTTCTGCAACAGCAGCACAATGGGGATTAAATTCCGCATTGCTAGCGTGTCCGATAACGTGGATTGTGATTTTAATAATGGCCTTAATTGTTGCGCTAACATATTTATGGTTTACGAACGATAAGGTTGCATATGCAATTTTATATTTATGGGATGCATTAAGATTAGGGATAATGGTAGCAGGATTAGGAATTCAAGGTGTATTTTATGCAATAGTTTTAGGAGCTATGACATTATGGTTGGGAATTCAAACTTGTGTACTTGGAGCAATGGGAGCATGGTTTGCTTTCCAAACAGGAG